CTCTTGCAGCATTTATTTTGGTTTGATCTAAAGATATTTTATTACCATCTTTATCAAAAGCTCCTTCGTCACCATCAACGGAAACAACTGTTCCAGAATAAGCTTTAATAATTGCTTCTATATCGTAAGTCATGCTGATACCTCACTAAGAGTTATAGTTGAAATAGCTGTTGGTACATCATCATTAGTTGTTGTTAAATAACCACCACTTGAATTTACAACAAGCCTGTCACCACCATCTTCTAAAAGCCCATAAACTGCATACGTTTGTTGACTTGTTGATGAAGGTGAATCCATATACTTCATAATAACTGATTGATAATTTGAATTAGCGTAATTACGGCTTGCAGCAAGACATCTAGTTTGACCTCCGTTAGTATCACCGATAGCCCCAGTAATAACAGACCCTCCTCTGTAAACCCTGTATTGAATACCGTAATTATCTTGCCAAGCTGATTGAGTTCCTATCATTACATCTATCATTATTTTACTAGAGGTTGAAGTTGGAGTGATATTTGCAGTAAGTCCAGTTATAGCAACCCATGTATCGGCTCCAATATAAACAAATTGACTGGTCTTAACTGTTTGTACTGTCTGAATAATTCCACCACCACCACCTGTCGGTACTCCTGCTGTTGGTATTATGCTGTTGACTTTTAATGTGCTCATAATTTAAACGACTGTCCAGGTTTCACCAGCACCAACTGTAACTGTTACCCCTGATTGTATAGTAATCGGACCAAAGCTGCCAGCATTTTGTCCATTAGTAATAGTATAACTCTGCGTTACTGTTTGGTCATTTTCCCAAAAAATATTGTCACTTCCAGCACCTTGAGCACCTGCTCCAGCAGCAGCCCAACTTAACGTTCCAGAAGCGTCAGATACAAGAGCATAGCCAGAAACAGAAGCATCGGTAGCAGGTAAAGTCCATACAACATTAGAAGAAACTGTAGCTGGTGCTTGAAAACCCACATAATTACTACTATCAGCATCAGCAAACCTAAGATCATTCTGTGCTTGGAGTGTTAATCCATTAGCATCAAATATCATCTGCTCTGTACCACTGGAAGAAAATCCCATTACATTTGCAGATTTTCTAAATAAACCTAAATCTGTATCTGAATCGAATGATAAAGCAGGAGTAGATGCACTACTAGAATCATCTATTAACAACGGGCCTGTCATAGTACCGCCAGCTTTTGATAACAAACCTAAATTAGCTTGATCTATATTTCCTATTTCAGTAAAAGCACCATTACTTGAGTTTCTTATCTTTAAAATATTTGTGGTGGTATTTAAAAAAGGCATACCAGCTACACATTGACTTGTAGCTAAGTCAGATGACTTTGAGTTACTTGATTGGATCGCAGCAAAAACATTATTAAGGTCGGTTCTTACATTCGCTCCAGAAGCATTTTCAATAGTGTAATTAGTTACGTCAGCCACAATTAAATACTATTTTCCTCCATGTTAACCTCCTTTGCCGAAACCAACAGCACTGTAGGTAAAGTTCCTATCAATACTAGCATTACTTGAGTTTTTAAAGTGAACTGTAAAGCCAGTTCCAGATATACTGCTAAGTTCAAAATAATCTCCTGATGCCATGTTTTGTGGAGAAATATTAACAGAAGGTAAGAAACTATTAAGATTACCTAGTCCAGACGTTCCAACAAAAAATGGTGCGGTAAATGTAACTGCTTTTGCTCCTGCTCCTGATGCAATGACAGAAGATTGTTCAGTTCTTGATGGCATTGTTGCTGTATATCCTGCTTGTTGTAGATTCATATTCTGTGCTGTGTCTGCTGTGTCTATAGTAATTCTGAACTGAAATCCTCTACCTTTAAATGTTCCATTAGCAAAATCGTTAAACGATGTGTATGTAGGAGAACTAGAAGGGTTATCAGTTGTGGTTCGTACTGCCATTTTTGCATTCACATCGTTAGCAACAGTACCATCAAAGTCTGTCCAAGTGTCTATATTGTCTGTTCTGTTATCAAACTGATCTCCTGTATAAAAACCAACTCCTTGAAAATGTCTTTTTAAGACAAGTGAGAATGTACCACCAAGATCAAGAGTATCTACAAAATCATAAGTACCACTAGCATTTGCTGTCGGATCTGTAAGTTTCAATCCACCGAGAGTAGAGTCAAAAGTAAGATTTGATTTTGTTCCGTTATATGGTGTTCCGTCTGTATCTTCTCGATCAGTTTTGACAGTAATAGAATCTAATAATTGAACGAGTGAAAGAGTTGTGCTTGCTGCAACCGCACTAAATCTACCTCCATCATCTTGAAATTTAAGAAGATAAGTTCCATTTAAAGCAGGAGCTATAACTTCAGTTGCATTACCAGCAACAGCTTCAATAATATCTTGAGCAGATTGAAATGTTGCCGAACCACCAGTTTGATTTGTATGTCTTACATAAACACGGCCACCATGTAGAACATCAATAGCAGTGGCCTGTCTAAATCTAAGTCTTACAAACTGTTCATTTATAGGTTCAATAGTTAAGTTTTGAACGTTACCTGGAAGCGCTGTCTTACCTTGAGCAGTAAATGTTGTTTCAGTTGCATTAGTAGATATTTCTCCCAAAGCATTATATGAAAATACTTGAAATGAATAAGTTGCTTTTACAGTATCTAAGAGTTCAAAATCACTACTAAATACAGTTTGAGAAACATAATTACCATTCTCAACTTTGTAATTTACAAGATATTGAGTAGAGCCAACAACAGGTTGCCAATCAACAATAAGTTTACTTCTAGCAATACTATTTATAACAACTGTTTGCTCTGTAACTGTTAAGTTGCTTGGAGGACTAGCTGGTTCATTTAATATAGAGATAGTTCTTGTTGGTAAGGCAGTTCCATCTTCAATAAAGGCATATTTACCTTCTACATAAGACAATGCAGAAATCACATAATTAATGTCATCTTGTTCTTCAACTTGAATAACTCTAAATAACTGAGTCTGTAATGTCGTACTAGATATTAGATAAGGTGCATTTACATTCGGTGCAGAAGAAAAAGCAGAACTTACTGTCAAAACTGCTCCTGTAATATCAGATATATTTCTAGATTCAACCGATCCATCAGACAAAATTACACTAATAGTTGGATTGTCATTTAATGCTGGTAAACCTGTTTGTTCAAGTGCATCAATAGTAATAGCAGTAGTTGTTGCAGATACAACTCGACCACCTCTTCTAGCTCCTGCTCTTACTGGATCGTTTATTTCAATAACAGAACCAGGTCTTACAACGATTCCTGCATCTATTGAGGTTTGAAAAGTAACAGTTTCACTTTCATTTTGTTCAGCGAAAAGAATTGCACGGCCCAATCTCGCAGCTTGATTACGAGATGTGCAGGCAAATGCTTTTACTTGTTTTGTGATAACTCCTAATTTACTTATAGCAGTGCTATCTTCCACAACTTCAAAATCTACTTCTTTTGAATCCATATTGAAATAACTTACAGAAACAACACTATGTCTAGTTTTCAGACTACTTCCTGAGTAAGCAAATCCACCTTCTCCCACATTGGCTAGATTAAATAAATAACTTGATGTTGTTGGTTTATCCTGAGATAAAGTTATTCCTCCAGCAGACCATATTGGCATACATCTCATAACACCAGCTAAATCGTTTATGGCTGCAAATGCTTCTTTAGGACTCTGAATATTTACATTACAACTGAATCTAGCTTCTTTTGCACCTGATCCTGTTCCATCATCTACCTCTTCATTTGCATATTTACTGGCAGCTACAAAACTGAATAGATCTAAATTACTATCAGTAACATGATTTCCTAGCCCATACCTAGTATTTGTAAGCAAATCAAGTAAACACATCGCAGGGCAGTTTGTATAAACAGCAGCACCCATAACTCCATTAAATATATAACCACTTGGATAAACAATTCTACCTGTAGCATTATCCACAGTTGGAGTACCAGAACTTGATGCTCCTGCTCCTGGTATTCTTACCTTCACTCCTCGAATACGATATTTTCTTGTAGGTATTCGATTGAACTGTTTACTATCTAAACGAAGAGCAACATAAGCACTGTTAGCATAAGTAGAACTGTTATCTATAACCTCTTGAAGGCTAGTAAATTCAAAAGCATTTACTCTCGCTGATTCTGTGCTATCTGCTGTAACTCGAACTACTCTAATGTCAACAGGAAAAGCACCAGTAACGTTTATTCTGTGATCTCTAGCATAAGCATCTGCTGTTCTACCACTAACAGAAGTACTTATAACATCGGTGTATCCACCAGAATTATATTGAACCTGTATTTTATATTCAACAGTATCTCCTCTTATGTCTCCATCTTCTTCAGCTACCTGTATCTGAGGCCAGGTTAAAGTGACAATAATTGCATCAACATCTGTATTAGTAACTTGTCTGGTAACAGGAGAAGAAGTAGTTACAGTAACTCCAACAGCAGTAGGTGATCTGCTCTCAGCAGGAATCCCACTCATTGCAGTTTGGTTTGACGTTCCAAACTTAGATTTAAAAGTTACATCTTGAAAGTTAAAGTCAGTATCAGCAGGACTAGCACTTGTAGCAGTTGCTTTTAAAATTGGAGTGTCATCAAGAAATACATCTTTTAAACTTGCGTTGTCATAAGCAGTTGTGCCTTTTGTAAGACTTTCTTTAGATGCACTAGCAAAACCTTCTATCTCGCCTTCAGATATTAGATCTTGTACAGTAGCAAAACTTCTACTATGTAAAGTATCAGGAGCACGATAAGGAGGTGGGGGTGGTGCAGGCGGACCTCCACCAGCACCTTTAATAAGTTTAGTTTCGTCTGTCATGCTTCTACCTGATTAGTGTCAATCGCTGCACTTATTACAACACTTCCTGTAATTATTTCACCATAAACTATTGGAACGGGAGTACCAGCCCTTGATGTGTTTTGTACTCCACTAAAACTAAAAGATAACTGTGGATCTTCTTCTGAACTAAACTTTTGTGGTTCTGGTAATGGAAAAAGCATTTCACTTACACCCATTATTGTTAAACCAATTCCTAAATTCATTGCCGTTTTTCCAAGCATACCTCCTATCCCTTTCCCAAAAACTAATCCTTCCTTACTAAATAAAGCTCCAAAACCTCCTCCTGCCATAACTGCTCCCGTAATCAAAAGTGCTCCTAATAATACTTTTCCTAAACCACCTCTACCAGCACCAGCTATTACTGGAACGAAATGAATATCTTGTTGACCAACAGGAAAAGCTAATTCATCTGTACCAATATCATCATCTCCTACTTTTACCTGATAATATTTTGGACTCATATACGCTTCTAATCCTTCAAAATTATGAATTAAAAAACTGACAGCTTGAGCTACATTATCTACTTTTACCTCGAACTCTTTGTGTCCGACAAACTCTGCTAATTGTCCATACAGTTTTACTTTACGAAGCATAGCGATACCTCTTTCCCGTACATTTTAGCAACCATTCAGAGTAAGGCTCTCTACAAGATAGTCTATCGGTTAAATGATGAATAACATCTCCTTCAAAAAATAATGCTACATGATTTAAAGTTGGGTGCAAAATGCTCATAAGAAGCACATCTCCATCTTGTAATTTTTCATCAGGTCTAAGTTCTCTAAAATTAGTCCTCCAAGCACAATCTTCAAACAGAGGTTTATTGTTAAACTCTTCTAATGTAGCTGGTCTTTCCCAATCTCTAAGCTCAATATTCTTTTCTTCTTTATACCAATCTCTTATTAAACTCCAGCAATCTGTTATACCCCATACCCATTGCCGACCTAATAAAGGTGGTTTATATCCGCATGGTTCTAAGTATGCCCATTGTTCTGTTTTTGGATTAACAATATGCCAGGGCAAATTACTATCTTCACAACTAATCTTATCTGCTTGGCTAGGAGTAGGAGGTGTTATGGGGTGACTATGAACGACTCCAACAATTTCGCCTGTATTATCTGCTTTTACATAGTCTTCTGGGTCGATAATAAAGCATTGATGTTCTGTCATTGAAAGATTACGACAAGGATAATATCTTTCTTTACCTTTTATATTCAAAAGTAGACCACAAGATTCTTTTGGATCTTCTCGTTTAGCATGAAGTAGTGCTTTATATTTCCAACTCATTAAACAAATGTACCAATAGAAGGAAAGATAGAGCGAGTTGCTTGACGACCTGGGATACGAACTCCAGCAAGATCTGTTGGTGCAGCAAGCTCAAATTCAACAACTTCTCTAGTTTCTGTCGCTTTACGATCTACTACATAAATTTCTTGAGGAAACTCTGCTGTATTATCTGCCGTAGCATTTGTTCCATCTTCAAAGTTAACAGCATCAAGAAATTTAGCTAATGTTCTTATCCTTGTTACTGTAGCTCCTGTTAAATCATTACCAGTTGTTGTTTCATTTACAGTTAAAAGAATAGATGAAATTAATCCTGTAGCATTGCTAATTGTTATTTTTGGTCTTGGCAGTTGTCCTTTTTGAAAAGCAAAACCTGTCGCTTGTATTGGAAATCTAAGATAAGAATTACCAGCCCATACTATCTGTCCATTTGCATCAAGATTGCTACCAGCATGAAATCTATAAATCGTATTCGCACCATGCAATGCTGTTGATAACTGAAGAGTAAATAATTCAATAATCGCTGATGGATTAATAGATTGTAAATTACTAAATACTGCTGAGTTTACTGACATTAGGAGTCTGGTTCAAATACTTGTCTAAAAGTAGCTTGAATTGTAGCTCTATTCTTAAATGGTATTGATTTAGTCCAATTTTCGCAAACAAATTTAAAGTTTGAAGCAGTTTCTCCAGGCAAATAATCCGCAGGAAAATCAAAACTATCACTATCGTTTGCTCTAGCATCTAAAAATGTTTCTATAGTATCTGCCTCTGTTTCTGAAACTTCGTAAGTAAAATTAAAAACTTTTGGGTTTTGATGTTGTGCTAAACCAAATAAAATTCTATGTTCATACCCATCAGCAAAACGAACTGTTCTAGTATTTGGTGCGGATCTTTTTTGTTGCCCGTATTTAGGTTTTATTGAGGGAAACGTAGCCATTATGCAAGTAATCCTCCTGGTCTTTTCTGCTGTATTAATTCAGATTGTACTGCAACTGATATAAGACGACCAAGTTCTCTACTGCTATCTTCATCTCCCTGAACTGAAGAACCAGAAGCATCTACGTTAACTACTATATTTGTTGAACCACCAAGAGCATTGTTTGGTGTAATCATTCCAGAAACACCAGGAGTAAACAATTCTGGACCTTTTTCTCCTACTAAATAACGACCTCCACCTTTTACTGGTCCACCAGCAGCTTTCGTACCATCAACACCTACATCTGATTTTTTTAAAGAAGGAAATATATTTCCTAATAAACCTAAAAATCCTTTCTGTAACTGCATAGCTGCTAACTGTGCTGCTGTATCTAAGAAATAATCAGCTATTTTGTTCAACATATTTCTAAAGGCATCTGTAACTGTCATAGTTCCTTTAATAATTCCTTTAAACGAATCAGCAAAAGATTCTTTTATTTGTCTAGAAGCCATGACTACTTGACTTTGAGCATCTACCATAGTCTTTATTTTTTTGTTCATATTATCTATTTCATCTGCAATAGTTAATCTTGCATCTGAATAAGCAGTTGCTAATGCTTTTATTTTTTCTAAACTTTTAACTAATTCAGCATCTAATTCTTCATATTTTTTTATAGCAGCATCTATTTGTTCTGAAATTACTTTTTCAAGACTAATATCTTCAAAATTTTCATAACCTAAACTTTCAGCAAACATTTTAACTGCTTTTGCTACTTGTATTTGAAAACGTGTTCCAAATTTTATTCTTTCTGCTTCTGCTCTATTTTGTTCGTATTGTAGTTTTAACATTACTCTTTGCAACTCAATCTGAACTGCTAATGAACCTTCCTGTCTTGCCATATTTATTAATCTAAACTCTTCTTCAACAGTTATATCTTTTGAAACTGCTTGAATTGCTTTCATTGAACTAGCTAAATTATCTATTTGAGCAACTGCATTAAGTTGACCTAATCTTTTATCTGTATCTGCTCCAAAGAAACTAATGAGTGCATCACTACCACCTTTTCCGAATCTTTGCGTATTCTCTAACATTTTTACAGTTTCTTCATTTGTCAAACCTATTTCTTTTGCTAATTTTTTAACTTCTTGAGCACTAAAAGTAGCTCCATCTCCCATTGAAATAAACAAAGAATTAACTTTGGTAATGCTTCTATTTAATTTTTCTTGCTGATCTAAATATTGTCCAATAGCTGTACCAGCAATAGATAAAGCAAAACCAAATTGACCAAAGCCAGGAATAGCTGCTAATGCTCCTCCTGCTGCACCACCAATCGCACCACCTGTTGCTGCCATTCCCGTTTGCCCAAAAAGAAACGGAAAAGCACCACCAATAGTTGCACTACCTATAACTCCTCCTATTGTTCTCATTAGTTTTAAACGTGCCAAAGCAGCTTCTTTCTGTGCTTTAGTGTTTTTAAAAGTAGCCTCTGTGTTTTTATTTTTAGACATCGTTTCGCCCTTCAAAATCTTGTCTTGTTTTGCCATTGCATTTTTTTGATTATCAATAGCTTCTGTCATTTCGTCATAAATGACTGAACCTTTTTGAACTGAATCTCTAACTTCTTCAAACCCTTCTAATGCTGCTTCTTGTTGACTTTGAGTTTTACCAATTACTTCTTTGAAACTATCCTGACTCTTTTTTGCTTTGTTTATTTGTTGAGCATATTTCCTGATTTGACCTGTAGCTTCAGCTATTCTATCTCCAGCCTTTCCAGGCATAGCTTTTCCTAAATCAAAGTCTCTTATTTTATTTACACTTTCTTCTAATTGTTTTGCTTTTGCTGTCGCTCTGTCAACTTTTGACATTCCGACTACTCTAAAATTTATATTAACTCCGTAATCAGCCACAGAAACAGAAAAACTTTATCTCAGTTTACCTCTTTTTTGGAACTCTTGCCCGTGATTTATTTTGAGCCTTTTCCATTGCTTTTTTCTCTTCTTCATTTTTAAGTTCATAAAAAGCAATCCAACCTACTAATTCTTCTCTAGTTAATTTGGCTGATAGCTCTTTAACTGTCATTCCTAGTTCTTTTGCTAAAAAGAACAATACAAACCAATTATTCTCAGCTTTTTAAATCTGCTTTCGCTTCCTCCACCTTATATTCAGATCCAGAAGTAAGCATTGCAAGTTGTATTTCTTGTAAGGTTGCAAAATTTACTTCTCTTCTTAATGAAGCCTTATGACCATCTTGAAATAATCTTTTGCCATCTTTATCCAAAGATTTAGTAATCATAAGATTTAAGGCAAAATCGTTTCCGCTAGTATCTTCAGGAGACATTGCTGTTATTACTTCCCTTTCTGCCATTGTCAATGGATTCCAATAAATCTCTAAAAGCACGTTTTCTCCATCTTTTAATTCGTATTTATATTTTTGACTTACACCAAATTTGTTCTTAAGGAGTTCAATCGCTTCCATAAATTTATTAGATTGCTATTCTATTATACTAGGCGTTTGCTGTAAATTGGCAAGATATTACTCCAATGAAATGACTTCTATCTTCTATTTCCAATGGAGTTGGACCATTAATATCTAATACTCTAGGTTTACAACTAAAAGTATCTGTATATCCAGAAGCATTTACAGAGGTTAATCCATCAATAACTGCTTCACAAATCTCAGATAAAACTGAAGTACCTTTGGACTTTGGAACGTAAACATTACATTGAATTAGTCCTGCATAATAATCAGAAGCAGCACCTTG